ATCATCAGGTTCAGGAGCAAATACTGCTCTTGGTGTAAAAACTGCGGCTGATGGAAATTGGTTAATTCAAACAGGTAATGCTATTTCAAGTGGATTAAGATTTTATGATGTAACCAATAGTGCGGAGAGAATGAGAATAACAAGTGGGGGAGCAATTTTAATGAATGGTACTTCAACAAATGAAGGTGTATTACAGATTTCGTTTAATGATGCAGCTTCAAGTCCTTTAAGTTGGGGAATGAGAATTGGAGCATCGAGAACAAATAGTTCATTGGCTATTGGGTTTGTAAATCCAAATGGATTAGTTGGTTCAATTCAAACTGATGGTTCTGCAACATCTTACAATACTTCATCCGATTACAGATTAAAACAAGACCTTAAAAACTTCAACGGATTAAATTTAGTTGATTCTATTAAGGTTTATGACTATCAATGGAAAGCCGATAGTACAAGGTCTTATGGAGTTATGGCTCACGAATTACAATCAGTTTTACCTTATGCAGTAACTGGAGTAAAAGATGGGGAAAATATGCAAGGAGTAGATTATTCAAAGATTGTACCGATACTTATCAAATCAATTCAAGAATTAAAAGCAGAAATAGAAACACTTAAAAACAAATAAAAATGGCAATTAATTATTCCTGGGTTATATCCCAGTTAGAATGTAAAATCCAAGAAGGAGATTTACAAGAGGTAGTTTACACAATTCACTACCGCAGACAAGCAACCGAAGTAGATGGAGACAAAACCTACTTGGCAGAAACTTATTCAACAGTTAGCGTACCCGCTCCAGACCCTTCAGATTTTACCCCTTACGAGGACTTAACAAAAGCACAAGTTGAAGGTTGGTTAGATGAACTTCTTCCTGTTTCTGATATTGATGCAAGTTTAGATGCTCAAATCGAACTTCAGAAAAACCCAACAACAAACACTCCTGCTCTACCTTGGAGTGAAAATAGTAATCAATAATCTATTTAAAATAAAACCTATATGAATTTAAAACTGCACGAAGTACTATCTCTCTATTACGAACTTAACGGAGTAACCAAACAAGGGCAAGAAGCAGAAGTTATTACTCAAGGAATGCTTAAACAGAAAATGTCTCTAAAGACAAAGGTTTACCTTCAGCGACTAAACAAAGTAGTCAGCGAAGAGGTTAAACTTTACGAAGAGGCAAAGCAAGAACTTTGGAAAAAGTGGGGAGATGAAAAGGATGGGATGATTGAAATTCCTTCCGATAAGGTTTCCGACTTTAATAAAGAACTTCAAGATTTGCTAACCGCAGAAAAGGAAATAAATGTTTCCGAATTATGGGGAGCGGATTTAAAGTTAGAGCATTTGGAGAGCATTGAAACTGATGAATTTTACCCGGCATTATTTACGCTCATAGATTCAAAATGACCGATTTAGTTTTATTTCTCGTAGGACAAGCAATAGCCATTTTAATAGGCTTAATAAGTATTTATGTAAAAGTTTCTCTTAAACTCAAAGAGTTGGAGATTCGTGTATCGGTAGTAGAAAAACAAGATGACCAGATATCAAGAAAGTTGGATACTATCGCCAATCAACTAAATGCTTTATCCATTCAATTACAAAATAAACAAGACAGAGAATGAAGTTCGGGTTAAAAGAATATTTCAAACCTACTCCAAAGCGAATCAGAATGTTTGGAGATTCTCTTGCTGCTGCCGGTACATTCAGTGCAAGTATTGTTATTTTGAATGGCGAACCCAAAGTAGGTACTATTATTATGGTTATTGCGGTTCTCGGAAAGTTTATATCAAACTTCTTTTCCGATGAAATATCTTCTAATTAGTATTTTTCTTTTAGCTTGTAATCCTGTAAAGCAGGTTTTACGAGATAAAGAAAAGTTAGATAAAGTCGCTGAATACGTGATTAGTTCGGGTTATTGCGTAAACGATACTGTAATCCAATCCAAAAGTGATACTTTAATAACTTACGATACTATTTACGAAAAGAATGATATTATTCGGAACATTCTTAGAACCGATACATTAAGGCTTTCCTTTACTAAAACATTAGTAAAAACCATTAGAATTACAGATACTATCCAAAAGGTAGTAATTGACAATGCTCGCATTAATCAATTAGAGGCGAAATTAGCCGTTCAAACTGAAAAGACAGAAGAATACAAGGCTAAGGCTAATAGTCGCTTAAAATGGCTCGTATTGCTTCTAATTGCAATCTGTGTTAGAATACTCTACAAACCTATAAAGAAATTTATTTTATGGCATTTCTCACCGATGCTCAAATAATCAAAGCCTTTGGTCAAGCGGGAAATCCCGACAATTTCACTATAATTCAACTTCCTTATCCAATGCGGATAGCTTGGGATTTAAAAACCCAAGTACATAAAATGCAATGCCACGAACTTGCTGAACATCGTTTCTTATCTGTATTTAATGATTTATTAACTCATTACGGCTTGGCTGAACTCCAAAGGTTGAACATTGATATCTTTGGTGGATGCTTAAATGTTCGGTTAATGAGAGGCTCTAAAACTAAATGGAGTAGGCATAGCTGGGCGATAGCTATAGACCTTGCACCGCAGTTTAATCAACTTAAATGGGGAGCGGATAAGGCTTTATTTGCCAAACCAGAATACAAACCAATGCACGATATTTTCTATAAATATGGATTTGAAAACTATGGGATTGAGAAAGGATACGATTTCCAACACTACGAGCTTGTAAAATAACGCTACCAATCTACCTACTTATATGAAACGAAAGCGTCTTTACTTCGATATTGAGGTATCAGCAAATATCGGAATGTTTTGGGAATCCGGATATAAACTAAATATCGGTCCAGAAAATATTATCAAAGAACGAGCAATCATTTGTATTTGCTACAAATGGGAAGGCGAAAAGAAGGTTCACTTTTTAAGATGGGATAAAAACCAATGCGACAAAAAACTCTTACAAGAGTTCATTAAAGTCGCGAACGATGCTCACGAACTTGTAGGGCATAACTCCGATATGTTCGACCTGCCTTGGATTCGTACAAGATGTCTTTTCCACAATATTGATATGTTCCCGACATATACAACTATTGATACTTTCAAAATCTCAAAGAATAAGTTTAAATTCAATTCCAATAAACTTGATTACATAGCCAAGTTTTTAGGGGTAGGCGCAAAGATAAAAACGGATTATTCTCTTTGGAAGGATATCCTTTTAAAGAATTGCGAAACTGCTATGAAGAAAATGATTCGCTATTGTATGCAAGATGTGTTGATTCTTGAGAAGGTGCATCAGAAGTTAAAGGCTCACGATACGATTAAAACGCATTTTGGAGTGGTTAAAAACGATGATAGAGGTTCTTGTCCAGAATGTGGTAGTCATAAAATAAACCGCCAGAGGATAAGGATAATGGCTTCTGGTTTAAAGAAGGCTCAATACAAGTGTACCGATTGCGGAAGATATCACGATAAAACAATAAAATGAGTAAACTACTTGACCAACTTATTTCGGAGTTTCAAAGCCGAGAAGAACGAGGGCTTCGTAAGTACGGAACTTCGATGGATAGGACAGACCTATCTTTTGATGAATGGTTACAACATTTTAAAGAGGAATTACTAGATGGTTTATGTTATCTTCAGAAGATTCAAAATATAATTGAAGAAAATGGGAGTAAAGTTAAATAATTTAATAGGGCAAAAATTTAATAGGCTTACTGTTGTAGATAAATTAGAAAGTAAAGCCTACGGGAAATATAAGAAAAGACAATGGAAATGTTTGTGTGATTGTGGTAATATAGCTTTTGTTATTACAAGTCAATTAACTAAAAGTTTAACTAAATCTTGTGGGTGTTTGCATAGCGAGACATCAGCAAAAAATAGCATTAATTCAAGATATAAATTAGCCAATGTTAATGCAGGATATAATGCAATTTATAGAGCCTATAAAAATAATGCTAAAAATAGAAAATTACAATTTACAATAACATTAAATGAATTTATAGAATTATTAAATCAGAATTGTTATTATTGTAATATTGAACCTTCACGAATACACGATAAATCTTATTACCATATAAAATATAATGGAGTAGATAGAATTAATAATAAATTTGGTTATCTTAAAAACAATGTTGTATCTTGTTGCAAAACTTGTAATATAGCAAAAAATAATTTGAAATATGAAGAATTTTTAGAATGGATTAAAAGATTAATTAATAATTACGAAACTTTACAAAAAATTCAAAACTTATATGACACACAAAGATTTCCCGATTATCAAGAAGCAGATTCAAGAATTAGTGAAAGTATTAACACCGGTGGAGAGGCTTCAGTTACTCGAACCCCTTTGTGATAAATACCGAAAGCAATCAAGAGCGGAAGTGGAAAAAGATATTATTGAGTTTTCTCGTAGGAAAGGAATACCAAGAATTAAAACAGATTACTAATGGAAGAAACAGTTGATTTACCATTAAGTTTAACACCACACGAAGATATTGCTGCGTGTACCAATGCTATTAATGCGTTAAGCGAATTTGATTATGGTATGATGGATGAAGAAGAAAAGGATATTTATAGGCAAATAAAATTGATGGCTCTTTATACTATTCATATTGGAATAAAGGAAATCTATACCGCTAATTTTTATGGAGAAGAAGATACATCAAGTAGTACATCGTAAGCTAGGAAAGGAACAGGCTTATGGTATTGCTTATACCGATGAGAATAAAATGGAAATTGATGAGCGGTTAAGAGGCTATCGCTATCTTCTTTATTTGCTACACGAACACTTTCATTTAAAACATCCCGATTGGTCAGAAACAAAAGTTAGAAACGAATCTTCTAAAACTGCTCGTTTCTTGTGGCAGATGGGTTTTCGATTGGTAGAGTTAAAATGATTTCCTTGATACGATAGTTTTCTTGAAATAAATATCTTTCCAATTTTCTCCACCTATAAACAAGTTATAGAAACTTTCTGGATTTAAATAAATACTTGCATTCTTTTTAGTGCAGGATTTACATTGATTTCTTAGGTAGCCTTCGGTTAAATTAAACTCCGTTTCGGGTTTATTCTTTTTACAATCTTTACAAATCATTTCTTTAATATTGAATATATTACTAACATAAGTTCAGCAAGTGGTTTCTTCTGGTCATCTTTTACGTTTTGCCTATTTGCCCATTCGGTAAAGTCCTTTCCTAATAATAAGCATTCATCAAACGCACCAATGTATTTATAGGTGTAAACAATCCAATTGCAACACATTCTAATTCCTTTGTGCTTTACATAACAATTAATAAAGTTGCGAGGATTCTTTTCGTACTCTCTAGCATAGGTTAAACTTAACTCCACAAAAGAGTTATTGACTATCTCATTAAATACATCAAGCCGGTCTTTAGCTGATAAATCTTTCCAAGTCATTTCTCGTTCTTTATAAAATAAATATAACTAAAACCTTTTTTCTTTTGCTCCTGGAAGTAATCATTTAGAATCATTTGCTTCGCTTCATCAACTTTATCTTGGTAGTATTTAAGATAAGCATTCATTTGTATTTTGCCATCCACCATTAATCTATCGTAGATATGTGGATGCATTTCTTTTGTAGATACTCCATTCAAATAAGCGGTATAGCCTTTGTTTACTTCCTTATTCCAATCTTCTTGTTTCTCTGGATATCGTTGGTCATAAATTGTTACATCTGGAGTAAGTATCGGAGATTCGTAGTAGGAGCGTTGATTTCCTTTTCTATTCGTGTAAGTACGAACCCAATCTAAAAGTGTTTCGGGGTCTGCTGAATATACTTTGCCGAAATCCCCAGTTATACCTTGCTCAAAGATATTTACAAGTTCGTTCAAAGATATTTCTGGGTATCGCTTTTTTACAACCTTCATTACAAGTTCTTCCGATTCATCGGATACTTTTTTGAATTGTCTTAAATACTCAAATGCAGGATTGTTCATTTTGTTTTGTGCTTTATAGGTTGTTTATATTTTTCATCATTAACGAATCCACCTTTATCCCAATTCTTTATTGGTTGTTCTTTTTCGGGATATTTTTCATAGATTTCTTTTATCTTATCGTATAAAGATTTTTTGTTTTTCTTCTTCATAGTTCAGATAGTTTTTTGTTTCCTAAGATAGAAAGTTTTTGTTTGATTGATTCCTTTGAAGGCTCTATTTTTGTTCGTGCTATCCATCCGCTAACCGAGTGCCTCCAGGATTTCATTTTGTTTTTACCTACAAACCATCCAACACTTTCGTAGTAATCAATAAATCGTTTGGCTTGATACGACGCGGTTTTTTCATCCCATTTATTTAACATCTCTTCCTTAACTTGTTCTTCCGTTGGCTTATTAAATCCTTTACCTTGTACTTCTTTGGTTTGATAATCTACATCGTACTTGGAAAGCAAATCTATAACTTTTCTATGAATAGGACTTGATGGGTTTAACTCTGTTCCGTATTGGAATTTTACAAAGTCAATGCATAATATTTTCCCATCTGATAACCGCTCAAACTGATTTCCGTTATCTACATTTAAAAGCATTTCTTCATCTACTTTACTTCCGATTACATAAGTTGCTAGAGTAAAGTTAGGCTTCCAGATACCAGCTAAATCGCATTTATCCCTTACGTATTTAACCAAACATTTCTCTGTTGGAGTGCAAGACATAAACCATTCTTTCTCCCAGATATCTGTATCAACGAATCGTTTCGGCATTTTCATAGTATTTTAAATTGCTTAAAAAATCAATATCGCTCTCGTATCTCACAAAGGGTGCTTCGTGTAAAATTAACCTTTTAACATCAGTATTGATACCAATTTGTTTAGCATATTCTTTTACCTTTTCATAGTAAGGATAAAAATAAAAGTCCTTTGTTTTAATGTAGTATTCAATTGTTTTGCGTTGGCAAGATAATGGGGAGTGGTCAGAATAGCCAACCATTGAGGCTACTTCTTTTATTCTTAACGGAAAGTGCATAAAGATAAAATAAGAAAGTGCTTGTCTTATTGAGGCTAGGCTAACATCTTTGCCTTTTCTTGATACTGACCTATTGGGAAAGCCAGATTTCTTTTTCTTCAAATCTTTCATTGTGATTCCGTATTCCTCACAAATCATTTCAATTAGTTGTGTTGCTTGTTCGTGGTTGTTCATAGTATTAGTTTGATTGGTATTAAAACTCCATCGCTAGTATTGTTATCGCCACCTTTAACAAATCCATCTATTTGGTGAACGATGCGACAAAGTTCTTTTAATTTTTCCGTATTAACAATAAGAGAGTAGGATTTTTCTTTAACTAAAAATATCCAGTAGTTTGCTTGAGTGGTAGATATTCCCGATGCTTTGCCTCTTGAGTAAACTTCGATAAATAAATTGCCTGTTAAGTGAGCCATTCTGTCAAACTTTACTTCGACCTTTGTGCCATCGGAGAATACTTTTTTTACCCAATCTTCGGCTTTCTCTCCAAAATCTAAATCATAGTAAAAGGAGTTAGAGTATTTCATTTGTAGGTTCTAATTAAAATAAATCAATTTGAATGGTTGGTGAATGACTTGAATCATACCTTATGTTATTTCCTTTAGGATATATTTCTATTTTATATGGTAACATATTTTTCATTTTTTTTATTTCATATTTATTTCCCAAAAAATAAAAATATCTATGTTTTCTTGGTCTGTCAATCATAATTAAGTTATCTCCAAATTTATTTTTGAGCCATTCTACTCTATTTTTTTGACCCCTACTCATATCAAATATAGTTGCACCGTGTAAATGTTCCATTCCTTTTACCATATAATCTTTAAATTCTGCTGATAACCCTGTATAAATCCAATTTGTTGCTTGATAAATATAACCATTATGATTTTTAGATGTGTCAGCATAACTAACAATTACTAAAGGTTTTGGTAATAATTTTAATGAAGTAGCTACAAAATATGATAACGTGTTTCTTGGTAGATTATCATTGACAACTAATCTATTTAATTCAATTAATTTAAATTCATTATTCCATAAGTTCCTTAATGAATTAGAGACAGGAACACCAAAAGTTATTATACCTATTAATAGATTATTGTTATATAAACCAAAACTATAATTTATTGGAGGTATTCTTTTAGCATAATGTTTTTTTAAACACCATTCCTTGCATAATGATTTGTCAATTGATTTAATAATATAATTATCTATTATTGACATTATTTGTAGGTTTCTATTATGATTTCTAATTCATCCCTTGACCATTTCTTTGTTCGTTGTTCGGCTTCTGCTTCCAATCTCAAAACAAATTCTTCGCCATACCTTTTAACCAATCCTTGCCGATATTTAATTAAGTTACCAGATAGATACATATTGCAGCGAATACATTGTCCGTTGGTGTTAAAATAACCTATATCGTGGGGTAAAGCAAATCGCAAAGCAGAGTGTTGTCCTTGTGAAAAGTAATGTCCTGCTTGTTGTACTTCTGCTCCACAACTTATACAACCAAGTTCTTTGTCTCGCTCTCGGATATGAGCGTTGAATTTGTCTTGAGCCTTCTTGAGTAATTTGGGAAGGGGAATTAGTTTAGCCATTAGAACGGAAGGTCGTTTGGTGGAGTGTTATCGTGAGTAAATTTCGTGTTCGGCTTTTGCTTAAATTCAGATTCCTCTGGCTTCCACGTATCAATTGAAATTGAAACATCTTTGCCGTATTGGTCTGGCTCTGCCTTTACGTTAATGTTTACTTTGATAAATCGGCTACCCTTATACTCTTGGATATGTTCTTTTATTTTGTCCAAGTTAATAGAGGCTTGTAGCCAAGTGTCTGATTTTTTCTTACCGCTTCCGCAGTAGATTTTTGGTTGTTTTTCCATTGTGTTTAGATTGTTTCGTAAATTAATTCTTTTTTGTCGGGTAATCCTTCTTCTTCGATGTGTTTAGCGAATGTAAGTGCTTTTTTGTAAACTGCATCCTCGTTTTCTAATTCAAAAGGAAATGCTTTGATGTAACTTTCAAATTCCTCTTTGACTTCATAAACGCAGTACATTTTGTGCTGAAGAGTAACTTCTCGGTAAATTTTTAGTTTCATAGTTTTAAAATTGATTCGAAGTCGGTGAGAGATTCGAACTCTCATTCTCTGCCAAGGCAAAGGTGTTACCAATTACACCAACCGACTTTCCTTTTAGCCTTGCATTTGCTTTCTAAATTGCAAAGCCTTACGGAGCGAAGTAAAGTTTTTACTTACTCGGATTCCGTTGGATTGAACTCGTACTCGGTACGAATTTCCTTCTCTTTGAATGTTGGAAGGGTTTTTTGCTTTCATATAACAGGGGTTTAGTAAAAGATACTTCTTATATCGAAATCTGTTTCAATTGCTTTATCTACTATTTGTTCATCTACCCAATCAGAGCCTTCAATCCATAAAATATTCCAATCGTATTCATCAGCCTCAAAAGGTTCTATCCTACCAACATACAAACTAAATTCAACTCTTGCCCGAATATCTTCGTATTCTTCGGTCTCTGGATTAAAAACAGTTAAAGTGATGTTTTCGGTTCTGGTCATTTTATTGTGTTTTTAAGATGTCTGTTAATATCCTTTTGACTCGGATTTGATATAGCATCAATCCCAACTTGATTCGATAATAAATCTTTTTTAGCCTTTTCATAATCTTCGTTTGTTAAGATTCCAGTAATACGAATATACAACTTCTCCCGAACCTTGCCTTCGTAAGAAGAGGTATCTAAAAGATTTAACAAGAAATCCCTTCCTTCATCCCCAACTTCATCTTTAATGAAATCCATTTCCTCGGCAGGGGTTGCTTCAAATCCCGCTGCTTTCATTAGCCAAGCGAGAATGTTTCGGTATGCTTTACCTACTGCTCTGGTTTGAGCCATTGAAGCAATTGCGTATTCATCGAATCTTCTTTTGGAGTTTTCTTTGTTAGAACAAACCGCATAGCCTCTGGAAAGTACTACCGAATCGGTAAGGCGAATAACTTCAACCATTGCTTCGTACTTTAATTCGGTATCGGTAGAAAGATTCTTTACTTCTCTAACAACTGGGATAAGTCCTAATTGGCTACCGGCAAATTGCCAAGCCTCTACAAGTGGGTAGTTTTTCCCTTGAATGTTGGCGGTTAGTTTTCGCTCTGTTACAAAGGTTTGGAGTGTAGAAGCTACTTGTAGTGCTTCGTTTGGTTTGGTTAGTTCCATTTTTTAAGTTTTTTATATAGTGAATGTACTTCAAAAAATACACATACGGAAATGTAAACTATCAGACAAAGAGTTCCGTAAACGAGATAGTGAATTATTTTATCTTTCAGATTCATAGTAGTAGTTTAAAAATTAGGGGGGCATTTTGACCAAAACCCAGATTATTACCCCCCTTTTCGTTTCAGATTAAAGTCCTCAACGAGATGGACTTTTCAGTAGTGAGTAGATATAATTTATCCACTCGTTAAAATCTTTAGGCGGGTTCTTTGGGTAAACTGTTTTCATTGATAAATATTTTTTTTACTTGTTTCATATTAAAGGTCTGTCCTGCTAAAAAGAAAGCCATTGCGATACTTTCTGAATCTGCGGAAGGTGGGAACATTACATCAATTGCAATTTTACCATCGTTACTTGCTGAATGGAATTGGGCAGAGAATAATCTATTTTCTTGTAAGAAAAATTCTGCTGCTTCTGCGGAGGTGTGGATTCTGATTTTCATTTTTGTTAGTTTTTAAAGTGAGTTAATGTCTTGAAGTAAACCTACTAAATACATTACAATTAGTAGAACGATTGCGAGTTTTGCTTGTGGTTTCATATTGGTTATTTTAAGTTAATATAATAAATCTATAATTATTTTTATATATTAGGGTCAAAATCTAATTCTTTTTTATAATAAGTTTGATACTCCATACCATTATTAAGTTTTATAATATATAATGTTATTTTTAAATCTTCAACAATTTTTATATCAGTTATAACTCCTTTTTTAAAATTTTCTTTATTTTTAATAAAGAATTTTCCTTTATGTGCAAATAAGATTTTATCTCCTATTTTAAAATATTTTTTAATAATTTTCATAATATATATTTATCAAATATTTAAATATTATCCCATTGTCCGTGTCCGTGTAATGCAGAAGTTAATTCGCTTAATTCCATATAGTAGCGAGATAAATTAAATTTGGCATCATAATACTCACGATTATTTCTAAAGTATTTGATGGCATCTGTAATGTCATAAAATGGCTCATTACTCTTATCAAGGAAGATTTTAAAGTTACCCTTTAGACCAGTTCTGTAATAAATTACTCTTTCAAATGATAATACTTGCTCAACATCTTGAGCGGTTAATGTTTTTAGTTTAGCCTTCATTTTGTTTAGTTTTGTTTTGTTTGATAATGCTAAATTATACACTTCTTCGATACATACCAAATATTTCTTTCACTTTTTTAAAACTTTTTTTTAAAAAGATTGCTATCCTTTGGAAATCAATTAGTTAGCATGGGTATTATTTTAGCCTAAAATGTCCATTTGATAGGTATTGGGTAGGTATGCCATACTCTACTGGATAGGCTATAAGATAAAGAAGAAGAAGAAGTATAAGTAAAAGAATAAGAATAAGTATACTATATTGGGAAACGAAAAACGTTATTTTCTGAATAGAGAAAACATCATAACGGAACTTTATAACTCAAAAGACATCAATGAGGCTATCGGTAAAATGCAACCGGTAGAACTCCAAGATGAACTTAAACAAGAGGTTTTTCTTGTCCTTTGCGAAATGGATACGGATAAACTTTTTATGATGTACGAACAAGGGTATTTAAAGTATTTTATTGTTCGCACTATCCTCAATATGGCTAAGTCAGACCGGAGTAACTTCTATCGTAAGTTTAGACAAGTGTATCAGGAAATCCCTGTTACCTACGAATCGCCAAAAGAAGATTATGATGAATCTCTGGTTATTAAACTAGAACAAGGAATGGATGTTTTGCATTGGTACGAAGCGGAACTTTTAAAACTCTATTCGCACAATAAAAACCTTTTAGCAATTTCAAGAGAAACAAAGATTCCCTACCGCTCACTACTTAAAACAATTCGCAAAGCCAAGACACTTTTAAAATATAAAATCAGAAACAATGAACTTGATTGAAATTATTTTAGCAGCTAACTTTTTTACTTTTTACTTTATTTCTCAAAATCGTTTTCCCTTTAAATGGAATTTAGATTTTAAACCATTTAATTGTACATTGTGCTTAACCGCTTGGACTGCATTAGCTTTGTATTGGTTACCAAATTGGGTTACAGATATGACTATTGTAATGTTTGGAGCGGGAGTAGTATCGCCATTCTTTAAAAACTTTTTAAATAATTTGTATGAATCAAAAAGACATTGATTACTGTAAGCAACACATAATAAACTTTGAATCGGTTAAACTTGGATTTACTCGTAACATTCCTTTTGATGTTCTTGGGCAATACGAAAGAATGTATCGTGAATATTTAGATGGGCAATTTCATTTAACCTATTGGTGTGGGGAGTGTGTATTCGATATGCTAAAAAGATTAATCGTACTTTTTGAACAATCGAATGTGCAAAGTCAAGTAATAAGTGAACAAACAGAAGTTCAAAGTCAAGAGATAGTTTTACCAACAAAGAAAAGAGGCAGACCTAAAAAATGAGAATACTTGTTTTAACATCACAAGGTAGCGGTGTTGGTTACCACCGATTAATGCTACCGATTTACTATTTAGAGAAAACTTATGCTTTCTTTACTGATACCTTAACCGATGAAGTATTAGAAGAAAACTTTGATATTGTTTTATTCAATAGGTTTATACCTGGCACACCACTTGAAACTCTATTACAAAAGAGAAGCAAGTATGGCTTTAAAATGATTTGCGATATTGATGACTATTGGATTTTGGATAGGTCTCACATATTGGAAAGTGTTTACCCAACACAAGAAATTATCAATCATATTAAAGCAGCAGATTTAGTTACTTGTACTAACGAAAAATTATGGAACGAGATTAGACCTATAAACTCTAATGTGGCTATTCTACCGAATGCACTTCCGTATGGTAATGACCAATTTACAGATGTTAGAGAGTACACCGATAAAGTTAAGTTTGTTTATACTGGCTCAATAACACACGAAGAGGATATTAAGTTAATTCAGTTTCCTTTTAAGAAAGTAGCTTCCGATTCTTATTTAAAAAGTAAAGTATACTTTCAGCTTTGTGGCTTTGATGACTCTGGGGAAGGCTCTGCTGCTATTTGGCATAGGATGATTTCAAACTTTACTTGTGGTTTAAAATTAGGAGATACAAGAAGATTTCTTCCGGTTACGGAGTATATGAATTTCTATAACGATGCGGATTGTTCTATTGTTCCGTTAAGAGCAACAAAGTTTAATTCAATGAAATCCAATCTAAAACTATTAGAAGCTGCTTCAAAGAAGATTCCTGTTATTGGTAGTCACGTTGAGCCTTATTTAAATTCGCCAATGATTCAGATTAATCAGCAAGGGGATTGGTATAAGGAGATTAAAAAAGTCACGCAAGATGCTATTTATAGACAGGAGAAAGGTTTGGAACTATTCGAATGGGCAGTTGCAAACTTTAGTTTATTTAAAGTAAACGAGAAAAGAAAACAATTATATCAATCAATGAATGGTAATTGAGTTATGGCTAAATCAGGAACTATTGGAAAGACAACTTTCGGAAAGCGAAGAAAAGGAAAGGCTCATAAAGGACATAATAAACATAATAGAAAGGAACGTAACTATCGTGGGCAAGGAAGAGCTTAATTATCTCAAAGTAGCGAACTAATGTTTATACACGAAACCGCAATAATCTATCCCGGAGTTATAATAGAGCCGAATGTTTATATCGGTGCTTATTGTATTATAGGTGCGCCTGCAGAATGGAAAGGAAGAGAGGATTGCGAAGGATTGGTTTTGATAATGTCGGGGGCAAGATTAACCGGATTGGTAACTGTTGATTCGGGAACGGACAAAAGAACTGTTATAGGTAAGGATTGCTATTTGATGAAACATTCTCACGTTGGTCACGATGCTATCCTTGCTGAAGGAGTAACGATAAGTTGCGGTGCTAAAATAGGCGGTCATTCCATAATTGAAAAGTTTTGTAACATAGGACTAAATGCGGTCATACATCAGAAAGTTAGAATACCCGAAGGTTGTATGATTGGTGCTTCGGCTTTTGTAGGAAAGAAATCTATCTTGAAACCTTATTATAAATATGCCGGAGTTCCGGTTAAAGAATTAGGAATCAATGCTCGTTAATATTATTTTTTTAGATTACGAAAGGCACACCTTTACAGAGCAAGTAAAGAACAAAAACTTCTCTAACGCAGGGTATGATTTTTCTTTTACTCAAGTAGGAATGAAAGGAATATCAAGAGCATTGAACTATGGAATATCAAGAAGCAAAGCCTTTGATGCGGTGGTAACAATGGCTAATGATATTTTAATGCCCGACAATTGGCTTTTAAGAATGGTAGAAGCAGCTTTGAATATCCCAAATACTGGAATGTGCGGAATACATTGCGTAGAAGGAATAAACCCTTTACAAACAATAAACGGAATCCAAATACACCCTCAAGATGCTTCCTTTGGAAATGTATTAATACCTATGTCGGCAATAGAAAAGATTGGATATTTTAATGAGGCTTACGACCCTTACGGAATGCAAGATTCGGATTATGCTTATCGGTTAAAGATGACTGGTCACATAAACTACTATTTGCACGATT